TCTGAGTAATACATAATTACCTTGTAATGCTTGGTCAATAGCTTCTGATAGATTTCTCATAAATTCTGGAGTTAATAGTTTTGAGGTTGTGATTATATCAGTTATTAGTTTCAATAAAGACTTCACTATGTTTATTTTTAAATCTAAGAAAGCTTGTTCTATTGATTGACCCTTTAGGTATAAGTTGTCAATAAATTCTTTGAATATATTAAGAATATTATCAAAAGTTTGTTTTTTAAAATTAAGTATAGCTTGGTCTATAGATAATCTATCAAATAATTCTTGGAATTGAGTAAGAAAATTAGATAAAGAAACACTTAATTCATCAACTAAATTTGAAAAGAATTTTGTAATTTCATCATACGAAATTGATTGCTTGAGATTATTAAAGAGTTCCCTTATTCTTTCAGATATATTAAGTTGGTTAATGAATCTATCAATTAAATACTCCTTAAGTTTGGCTCCGAAGTTTACTATTAATTGACTTGTTAAATTAGTCAGAGAATAAAAACCAGTTGAAAAATCTTGGATAATGGATTCAAATGAATCTCTTAAAATTTCTTTTGTTTGATTAATTAAATCTATTAATTTCTGATTGTTTGTGGTTAAGTTATTTAGTAAATTCCCATAGGATTGATTTATAATTTCAGGAGCTAAACCTAAAATATCACCAAGATTAGTAATAACTTCTTTAAATTTTGTTTGATTGAAGATGTTTTCTATATCAGCAGAAGTTAGTTTTTGTTCTTTAATATGCTCTGAAACAGAATCTAATATCTGACTAAATATTTTTAATCTTTCTTCAGGAAGTAAAACTTGAATAGATTCTCTATACTGGCTTAAATAAGTTAAAATATAATTCCCGAAATTTATTAATCTATCAGTTATAGATGAAAATGGGTCCATCAAAGCAGTCTCTTTTAAGATTTTAGAATACCCTTGAATAGTTATATCTAATAATTTTTCATTAAATTCTTGATAAGTTAAAAATCCTTTAGATAAACCATAATCCAAATATTTCACATAAGAATCTATCAAACTTTTTCTATACTCGGTAGTAAATGTCTCTGTTTTTATTAAATCATCTAAATTTTTGAGTCTATCAGTAAGAATTTTTTCTTCAACCTCTCTTAACTTTCTATAATATTCATCCATTAACTCTTTTCTATCTTGGTCTACTATACCTTCATAGTTTCGTATCTTAGTTAAAATAGTATAATAAAATTGATAGTATTCACTTGAAGACCTTTTTCTAATTTCAAATGCTTTGGTTTCTTTTTCTATAGAATCTTTTAAATCTTTCAAATTTCTCTCTTGGATTTGCCTTAAATTATTTGAATATTCTATTTCTTGCTCCATTAATTTTAATGTTAGTTCCTTTATTTTAGTTCTACTATAATCTGAATTACTTAAAGTTCTTATATCTGAAATTGTGTCTGAAATGATTTTCTTTTCTTGAGAATAAATATCAGTTAATTCTTTCTCAGAAATTTCCTTGTCTTTGAGTCTAATTTCATAGGCTTCTAACTCTTTATTCATTAAGTCTATTCTATCATCTATTAGTCTTTTATCTAAATTTAATAAATTCAGTATATGTTTTTTGTGCTCTTTTTCAATTTCTTGATTTTTAAGTTGCTCTATTTTAGGAATTTCATCTAAAGATTGTTTTTGAGTTAGTTCTAAAATAGCTTGATTATAAGTTTGTTCTATACTTTCTAATTCAGAAGTATGTCTTTTAGCTTCTACTTCTTTTGCTTGATAGTAAGTCTTTGATATAAATCTGCCTAATTGCTTGTTTAAATCTATTATATCTGATAAATTTTTAGATTCAGCTTCTAAGAATTCTCTATGATAAATTTTCTGAAGTCTTAGTCTATAATCATTAAGAAGTTTTTGAGCATTAATTGTTTCTTGAATGCCTTTAGTTTGTCTGATTATTGGAATATATTCTTCAAGTTCCTTGATTTTGTTTAAACCATCAAGATAGTTTTTAATAAATGGAATCTCACCTTCAGACCTGGTTAATTCTTTCCTTAATTCTTCAAACTTTCCAAGAATCTCTTTAATTATTGAAGCTCGTTTTTCAAGAACTTGATTTATAGTTTCTTGATTTAAATTTTCAATAATAATTCTTTTGCTTAACTCATCATAAATATAAAATTGCTCCTTGAGAGATAAATTATTTTCTTTAATCTTTATTTCAGTCTCTTCAAGGATTTTCTTTACATCATTTTCAGTTAATATTGTTAATCTTCTGGTTTTCAACCAGTCCTGATATTCTTGTGTAATTGGTGTAATTTTAGATTTTATAACTTCAAAAGCTTTAACTAACTCTTCTTTTTTTATTTCACCTCTATAGTATTTAACCATAGCTTTGTCTAAATCTAAAAGCGATTGTTTTAATTCAGTAATTGAAGCTTTAGTTGGTCTGAACCCTTGTTCAATAGCTTTACTTAAATTTTGGATTGTTTGAGCATATGATTTATAAGCCTCTTCTGCTTTTTCACGCCATTGTGCCTCTAAATCTATCTGTTTTCTCTTCCTTTCTATTAAACCTGATAAAGCACCACCAATAGCAGTTAATAAGACTACTATTCCAGATAATATTGGATGAGTTAATACTAAACTTGAAATTGTAACAAAAACTTCTTTAAACCCAATAACTAAAGCAGGTAAAGAATTAATTATTCTTGCTAAAGTATCTCCAAACCTAACTATTGAACCTAAAACAAAGGAACCAGGACCTAAATAAATCAAAGCATAAGCTGCGAAAGATTTTAATCCATTAGGTAATTTTACCCAAAGCTCAGCAATACTTGTAGTGATGTCTTTTAATTTTTCAAAAAATGATTTTGAACTTGCTACTATATCACCAAAAATTTTAATATAAGTTAATTTCAATTCTTGTATTATTTTACCAAGATTCACATTAGCTTTTACTATAGCATCAGTATCAATAACCATTCTATTAGCAAAATCTTCTGACTCTGATTTTAATCTCTTTAAATCTTCTGTGCTTAAACCCAATAGTGGAGCAAATCTTTCAAATTGAGTACCAAGAAGTTTCTGTGCTACCCAAGACCTACCAAATTGAACTTCTAATTCTTTAAGTGCGAATATTACCTGCCAAAATGATTCATATGAAGGTTTCATTTCCTCACCTAATTTATAATAACTTATCCCAACCTTATCTAAGGCTTCTTTTACTCTTTCAGCAACAAATGAAGTCCCTTGTCCTGCTGAGATTAAAGCTTGATAAATGTTTCCAATGCCTTGTATTAAATCATCAAATTGGATACCTAAAGCTCCTGTAGTATATTTAAGCGATAATATCTGTTTTTGAGTTAAATCTAAAGCACCTTGTCCTTTCAAAACTTCAACTGAGAACTGTCTTACCGCAGCTATTCCACTATACCAGATACCAGAAAGAATCATTCCAAAAAACCTTAAGCTATTACCTATTCTATCCCATTCCAGTCGTTGTCTATAAAGAATACCCTCTACTGTTCTTAATTGATAAATTTTAGATAAGATTAGTTGAAGTTCTTCTTTAGATTTTTCATTTAATTCACCTTGTTGTTCTATAAATTTTCGTATTCTTGGGTCAGCACGATAAGCTGAAATTCGTTCAATTAAAATCTGTCTTGAAGTTTCTATTTGTATTTCTTTTTCTTTCTCTCGTTTTAATTGTTGTTGTAATTTTAATTCTTCTTTCTTGGCTCTTTCTTTCTCAGCAATTGCTTGTTTTTCTAATTTAATCTTTTCTTTTTCTTCTCTAAGAATAGTCCTAAAATAACTTGCTTGTTCTGCACCTAAGAAATATTGTTTTCTTAAATTCTCAAGTTTTTCAGAGGAGAGCCTTTTCAAAATTAATTCAACTTCTTTTTCAGTAAATTTTGAGCGTAAGAAGTCTTTATAAGTCTCAGACAAATATTTAAGTTTTTCTATATCTTCCCTTGTTCTGCCTGGAACAAGTCCTAATACAAATTTTGTTGGTAAACCAAAACTTATTAATTCTCTTTGGATAGGTCGTTTTTCCCTTAATTCAAGTTCTCTTATTGGTCTAACGGTCTCAGAGATTTCCTGTAATTTTTTAAGTTCTCGTCTTTGTTCTAACCATCTTCTATATCCTTCTTGTCGTTTTTGTTCAATCTCTTGGATTCTTTTTTGGGATTTTTCTTCTTCTATAATCTGCTTTACATACTTTTCATAATACTCTTTCTGAACTTTTTGAGCTATCGTCTTAGCTTGGTCCATATCTGTGATAGTTTTCTTTAATTCTTTTTCAGTATTCAAAGCTTTCAATATTGTCTCAGAAGTTTTTGCTTGGTCCTCTGTTAAATATTTAGCCATTTGTAATTTTTGAATGAAAGGCAAAATTTCTTTATTGATATACTCTATTAATTTAGCTTCTCTTTCAAGGAAGGATTTTCTAATTTCTTCTTCTTTACTTATTTTTGCTTCTCGTTCAGATAGATATTTTTCAGCCCTTGAAGCTTGAAACTCCTTGAATTTGATTAAAGGTTCTTTAAAGAATGAGGAAATATAGGACCCTATCTTTTGTATTCCTTCACCTGACATTAAAGTTCTTACAATAACCTTTACATTAATTGGTAGTTCCATTATATCACCTCTAATTCTGTTTCTTCTTTCTTATCCTCTAAAAATTCTTTAAATATTTTAAAACCTTCTTCTGTCCTTGAACCTATTATAGCAAGAAATATCAAATAACTCAAATCTTTTAGTTCGTTCTCTTTCATTTTCTTTAGATATTCATATGTTATAATCATCTGTTTTAGTGTCATTTTCTTTAATACATAATCTAATTGTAATCCATTGAATACTAAATAAAAAATAATATTTAACCAGTAGTCTCTGGTTTTTCTGGATTGATTATCAGAATCTTGTTTAGATTGTCTATCAGCTTCTTTAAACCCAGAGACCCATCTATAAAAAAATCAATATCAATTAAATTTAGCAAAGTATCAAGAGCTTTTATTCTAAATCCAATTGAGCTCTCTTTAACAATCTCTTTTGGTATCCCAGTAGATTTATTGACTAAATCAAAAAACTCATCTTTATTTATGATATCAAACCTTTCAAGTTCTGTTAATAATGAAATTAGAATTATAGAATCTTCTGTATTCAATGGTTTAAAAGTTATTGTCTTGCCTTTGTATTTCAGTGTTTTTTCAGTTGCTAATAAATCTTTAAAATCAAAATCCATAATAAACCTCCTTTTATAATAAATTATACTTCAATCATATCCCAAACTTTATTAGTTACAAAATCATATAATCCAATAAACTTGAAAGTAGGATTCACTAAATCAGAAAAATTAAGTTCATTATAGTTAATTAAAACTGCTTTATATAAAATAAATTTAACCTGTTTACCTACTGGTAAACTATCCACACCTTTGCCAATCAAAATACCTTGAATCTCAAGGGGACCTATTGAATTCAGACTATTTAATAAGTCCTTGATTTTTGTATATTCTAATAATTGAATAGAAACAGAAACTTGTCTTTCAGTTATTATTGTCTCTACTGGATAACTAAGTTTTTGGTTAAAAAAATTTTCTACTTTATCATCAAAATTAACTACACAATCCCTTGAATAACCCAGAAAATTATTGTTAAATTTCACTTGGCTTTTTTTATCAAATACTAAAAATCTCATTTTTGACCTTTTGTTTTATCAATTAAAATCTTTAAATGATTTCTTACCATATTCATCTTGTTAGCAAAACTAATTCGTTCTGTTTCTTGCTGTGAAAGTTGAACTACTGATTCTTGAATATTTTTTAAAGATTTCAGAATCTTATCAAGTTTATCTAAATTACCAGTGATTTTAAATAAAACTTGGTTTGGGTTATTAGGATTTAATACAGCAGAATAACAGACAAAATCATCAAAACAGGAAAGAAGTAAAACTACTAAATCTAAATCAGAAATTAAATACCCATCTTCTACTCGTTTAATTACAAAACTACCACGAACAAGATAATCCTCAATCATAAATTACCTCCTTTCTTAAATTATGTTGAACTTGATACGTTAAAAGTTCCTATTCCGCCTAAGTTTTCATCAAATGTAGTTTGGAATCTTCCTTCAAGAACTCCTTCATCTGTTTTTGAATAAGTAAATGCTCCAGCTCCAGTGGAAATACAAGAAGTAAACTCAAAGATTACATATTGACCATCCATTCTTTGTGCATAAACTTTAATACTATATACCATTGGAATTGATTCTGGCACTCCAAGCGTAACAGTCCCACTTGAATCTCCAGATTTACCAGGTTCACCCCAAGCCATCTTTAAATTTTCTGGTGTAACTTCAAGCAATCTAAATTCTATTGTAGCAGATTTTCTTGAAGTTTTATAATACAATGGATAATCTGATTGGTCAGCTTCTATCTCTCTTATATCTTTTGCTGGTGTAATTGTTATTCCGCCTCTTGTAAATCCTACTGGAACATATGAACCACCTTCTGTCTTAATCAGTAATATACCTGGATTACTCAGAATATAAGATTTGTTAGCCATTTAAACCTCCTTTTTCACTATATTTCTATTTTACTTAAATTTAATTGTATCGTCAATATAAAGTTTATCACTCCAAAAAATGATTCATTCCTTGTATTATATATTACTTCAATATCTATGCTCTTGTCAAGTATTAGTTCACTATCATAATTTTTTAACACTCCCAAAATTTTATCTCCTAAATCATCTATGATTTCTCTCAGATGAGACCAATTGATATGATAGTGCATAAGGTTTAAATTAAATTTAATAGTATCTGGGATTTTAAGTAAAGTTTGGTCTGATTGTAATCTTTCGCCTTGAAAAATTGTCTTGGTTATAAATAGTATAGGAGTTTGAAAAGGGCTTGTAGTTTCCATAGTATTTATATCAAGTATCTCAATTTTTAAATCTTTACCATCTAAATCTTTGATATTGGCATTTTTTATTGAATCATAGATTTCATTCAAAATATCTGATGATACTTTAAATAATTTCATTTTAACCCCTTGGATAAAGAATTTTAATTACAAGCTCTATAAAAGTAATTCGCTTACCAATAAAAGAATCTTTAGCAAAATCTATGATTTTATTCAAAAACTCCTCTATTTCAAGAGAGCTTTTTTCTAAAGTTTCTGACATCACAAGATTAACAAAGTTCTTTAAATTAGCCTCAGGAAGCTTAAAATATTTCTTAAATAAATCATAGAGAAGTTTTTCTGTATTCGCTTCAGTTGTCTTTTGTTTAGTTTTTTCTTTCTTTGCTTTAAGTTTTGCTAATTCATTAGCCCAATCTTTGACTGCTGGTCTTAAAACTTGATTAAATAATATGTTTTTTGAATCTGTTTGCTCGGCACTTATCCATTGATTACCACCAATATAAATCATCTCGTCTTTAATAAGACTAACTGGTATCATTTTCCTACTTGGTAGCCTCTTAGAAGCACTACCGAAATAATGAACTATTCCAAGTTGAGATAAAGTTAAATTACTATCATATTGTCTATCTTGACTTAAAAAATGAAAAGATAAATCAGGTGGTCTGATTCGTAAACGGATAGTGTCTCCTTTTTTTGTTTCTAATCTTTCAATTGATATAAAATCTTTGCCTGAAACTCTAATATTTTTGTAGCTTTGTTTTAATCTACCAGTAAAATCAAGTGGTGTAAGATTTAACCGCATTTGAGTTTTTCTATTCTTTTTTTCACCTTTCTTTGTTCTCTGACTGACAATTCCTGAAATTTTCCCGTGTATGCCTTGATTATATCTTTTCAGTCTGGTTTTGATGCCTTCTTCCGATAATGGTGGAATCCCATATTGTCTCCAATTTTTGAAAATATCATCTACGCCTCTACTCCAATACCTTCTGATACTATTGAAAAATCTAATACTTAAACCTTTCCTATTTAAAGATTCTAAAAATCTTGGATACCAAAAAATAATATCATTAGCTATAATTCCACCGATACCAGCTCTAAAGTCTTTATCATAAAAAGCTTTAATTCTTTCGTCTAAAGCTCTTTTGATATATTGTTGAAGCTTCTGTAATTCACCAGTAGAAATATATATCCCTTCAGGTTCAAATTCACCATTGAGTTCTATTTCGTTATTATTCATCTCTGCCATAGTTTTCGTCTATTTCTAATTCTTCAAAATCTTTCATTGAAAAAATCTGTTTAATATTAAGATGGTTTGAAGTTAAAATATTAAGCTTAACTTTTGAAATCTCTAACGGATTACCATCTGAATCTACCAAGATTAAATTACCTTGACTTATTTGGTCTAAAATTTCCATTATCCTATCATATCTCGGATATAACCATCTCACTTCATCACCACTTGAAGTAGGAGTATGTAATTCTTTTTCAGAAAAATATTCGGTCAATTCTAAAGCAAGAGTTTTGATTATATCAGGAACAAAGGATAAAGGGAGAGTATATCGTTTTGATAATTTAGCATCTATTACTGATTCTGCTTCTGTAATCCAAATATTTATCTGATTTTCTGTGATATATCCTTGATTTAAAAAATCCTTCAATCTTTTGTAAGTATCTATTACATCTTGAAGAGTTATATATTTTCCCATTGTTAATTTTCATAAAACTTAGATAATCGGGAGCTGGACTTGAATAATCCAGCTCCCATTTAGTTATAAAATTATTAAGTTAATACATTTTCAAGTTTATACACCGCATTTGGACATAAAGCTTGTATATCATACTGAGAAATCAATATGATATCTTCACCTTCAGGGTCTTCTTTTTTGACTCTCTTTACTTCCCAATCTTTTTTGATGAATTTTCCAATTGCTGAGAATGTAGATTTCGTGCCATTTGGAACTGAATAGATTAGATATACATTATCACTCCAAATATCAGTAGCATTACCTTTCTTGGTAAGTTTGATAGAAGCATCCACTATAATAATCTCTTGTAAGAAATTCCATCTCTGGTTGAAGATTAAAGTAACATCAAGGTCTTGTTCTTTCCTTGCTGGAATAAGTTTGAATAATTCTCTTAAAGTAGCATCCATCATTATTACATTCCATACTACTTGAGGAATAATCATTTTATTTGGATAAATCCCTGCTTGGTCTTTGAAGGCATCAATAGCTTTCTGAATATCTTTTTCAATTGTAGGACTATTTCCATCCCATTTAATAGATGGAGTAGTCTTATTTGATGTAGAACTGAGAATCTGAGCTACTTGATATTCTTCTTCAAGCAGTAAAGAAGTCTTAATTTCTTTTAGCTTTTCAATAGCGAAGTCTGTCATACCAATCTCGTTCATATTCTCTACTTCTTCCTCAAGAATAGGAACTTTAAGCCTATGAGTTTTAGTTTCATAAGTTCCTGTGCTAATCTTTATTTCAGGTCTGAATGTAGGTGATTCTGAATAAACTCCAGCAGTAGAATCCAAATATTCAGGCACAAACTGAGGCTTAATTATAAAAGTCCCGCCAGTAATATTAACTGGAATCTTTGTTAAAATCCTATCTGCACCAAGTTTAAATTCAGCAGGTTTATATTCAAGAGCGAATTTCTGTAAAATTTGATTATTAAGTACTATAGCCATTTGTTACCTCCTTGTTTTATTTAAGTAAAACTAAAACTAATCCATCTAATTCTGCTGTAGTTAAAGCAATCCCAACTTTTAAACTACCTTCTATATCAACTTTTCCATCATTAGCTGCATAAACTTCAGTTCCAACTTCCGTAATATCAGTAGCAGAAACTATATAAGCAACTCCATCAATAACTACATCAATAACTTCGCCGTCTGGTGTTTCGCCATCTGTTCCATAAAGATTATTATAACTTGAGACTCCTACATAAAAAGTTGAATTACTTGCCGCTTTTGATATTTTACCTGCATTATAAGTCAGAACCCTATAAGGCTCTATTACTGCTTGTGAATCATTAACTACTGGAATAATTTTACCTAAGAATTCGCCTTTTATAGCCATCTTAGCCCTCCTTGTTTATTTAAAGATTTCTTTTTCTTTAATATATTCTTTCCAAGCTTCTATGAAACTTATATTTTTCTGTTTACTGATATTCTCTATATCAGAAATCATTTTTTCATCTTCAGAGATATCCTTTTGTTTGACTATCTCTTCATAATAAATTAATTTAGGCAAATTTATAATAAATAGTTTAAATAAATCTGAAAGTTTCAGGTCTTTTTCTTGAAATTTAACAAATTTATCTTCTTTATCAAGATTAATTAAGATAGTTTTAACCAATTCTCTATCTTTAGGCAAAATCTTTTCATTATGTTCTTCAATAAATTTTTCAGTTTTTAGATTTAATAATTCCATTTTCAATTTTTCCACTTCATCATTTGTTTTAATTTTAGTTTCATTAAGATTTTCAGAGTTTATAATAGAAATTCGTTTTTCCTCGTTATTATATAAAACTCTTAATTCTTCAAGACCTTTAACTTCAGGTTGACTAACACCTAAAATCGCAACTCCTCTTAAAATTGGGGGTTTTTTACCTTCTATTTCATCCAAGTATATTTCTGCTGATACATTTCTATAAGCTTTATTTTTTATCAATTCAGCTATTGTTTTTGGAACATAACTGAAATCAGCTAATAAAACACCTTTATCTTTGTCTATCCTTAAATCAGATACCCAACCAACAGCTGGCATTTCAAATCCAAAAGATTCGTGTCCCAGTTTAACAGGAACTCTGAGCTTATCTTTTAGGTCATAGAAATTCTTAAGAATAGTTTCTAAATCTTCCATTGTATATTTGCCTTTTGTTCCATAGTCACCGACTTTAAAAATCTCAATATCAGTTAAGTTAACAGTTTCAGATGCTTTTGCTATTGGAGGATATCCATAACAAGAAGGATAACCACAAGTAGGCGGATATCCATAACCTTCTAATTTTGAGATTAAATCTTCAAGTGCTTTAATGATTTCTTCTTTCTTCTTTAATCCAACTATAGCTTGAAGTTGTGAAATCAATGAAACTGGATATCCATAATTTTGGAATAATTGAATCTGTTCATTCAGTTGTTTAACAACTTCTTCATCAGAATTCAATTCTTTGAGTGAGTTAATAAAATCTTTGAAATTAAATTTATTTTTTAATTCAGTCATTTTTTTAGTTATAAAAGAAACAAGTTCATCATAATCTTCAAACTCATTTAAACTATTCAGAATGTTTTCTATCATTTTAGCCTCCTTTTTATAATATTTTAATTTTATTTTTTTTCTGTGTCAATAGATGGTAAATCTTGAATAGTAAATTGCCATAAATCATTATCCATCCGTTGTCCTACTATAAGTTTATCATACCATCCAAATTTAATAAAATCAAGACCTAATTCATAGATATTAATACTATCTTTTGTGATTAATTCCATTGTAGCTCTTGTGTTTTTTGTTGGATTAAGCTCAGATTTATTATCCAATATTTTATGCTTAATTCTCTTGATATTAGTCTTAATTTTTCTTTCAATAGCCAAGGTAGGAGTTTCAAGTGGATTATATTCACATTCAAATTTCCTCCCTTCAATATCTAAAAGAAATAGTTCAGTTGAAGGACCCCATCGGATTACTATTACGGGTTTACCATCTTTAGTATATCGTTTCCACCAAATTCGCCATAAGTATAACTCGCCTTCTTTAAAAATTTTTAGTTTATCTAACTCATTAACTAATTTATCTCTTAATTCTTTAATTTTATCTGGAGTCTTTTCATTCCAGTATTGAAAATCTTTTGGAATTTTCTCTCTAATATTTTTAGGTAGCTCTGATTTATTAATCTCAGGAATATAGTTTTTCTTAACTGCTCTTTTACTTATAACATAAGGGGTTTCATCTTTTGGTTTTATCATTACATAATAATATTTCTCTCTTGGAGTCTCTTCTTCTTCACCTGGAGGTAAAATATTTTCTTGTAAATTTTCTGTTCTGGTTAAAGCTCTAAAAATATATCTGCCTTTTAATATTTTGCCATCAAAGAAATATTCGTAGAATCCTGGTTTTTTTGCTCCATATTCTACTTTACCTTTGTCTATAATTAGAAATACTCCTGGGAAATTAGCAGTTCCACCTATCTGTTTTGGTGCTGATACACCTTCAAACTCAAGCCAATCTTTTGGCTCAGGAAGTTTCTTTATAGCTCTGATTTCTGCTTCACGAATTACACCACCTCTTATTTCTCGTTTTAAAGGTCTACCTGTTTCTAAATCAAGTTTAAATACATCTTTTTGTTTGATATATTCTTTAGCTTGGTCTAAATTCAGAACTGGTTCTTTTATCTTATCTTCTATTTGAACTAATAAAGTCCAGCCTAATAAATCATTCTCTCGTTCTAATCTTAAATCAAAATGCACGGTTGAACCTCGGAAATGTGCTTGAATTACATAACTCCATTCCTTATTTTCATCTGGAGTTATTAAAAACTCATCTATATCTGTTTTAAATTCCTGATATTTTGATTTATAAACTTTATATAATTCTTTAGCTCTTTCATTTTTCCATTTATCTGGATTAAGTTTAAAACCTCTTTTCTCAATTTCTCGCCATATCTCTAATAATTTTTCTTCAATCAAGTTTTTAGGGTATTTATCAATATTTTTAGCTAACCAAGCCATAAGAATTCTATGGTCATCAAGTAATACTTTATCACTCACTTGTTTAGGATTATAATTTCTTAAATCTTCTATAAATTCAGAGAGTTTTTTAATTTTTAACAATCCAGAAATTTGAGTCTGTTTAATAACTTCTTTAAAGTAATCTGGGTCTACTTCTTCAGGTTGTTTCTCAGAAATTATAGGCTCATAGATATGAAGTTTATTATAGTCATTTGTATAAAGATTCATCGTATGAAATTTAACTGAAATAATTTCACCAGGTTTTAGATTGAGTGTAGTATTATAAGTTCTACCGATATGATGATAAGATTTATCATTTAGCTTTACAATCTCATCTGGGTCTATATTATCATCAGGCTCAAAACCTATTCCAATCTCATAATTATAAACTCCTTTAGTTTTAGTTTTGTTTTGTTTTAAAATTATAACTTTCAATTCTTCATAAATTTTATATTTAAGCATATTACCTCTACCAGTTAAAGAATATCCATCCCATTTAATCATTGCACCTTCACTTGCTGGTGCTTCTATCAATTTTATAAGATTTTCTTTGTTTAGTTTAAATGATGGGGTTAAGTTTAAATGGAATCTGTCGTCTGGTACATCTATAGTAGATTGTTTAAAATTAAGAGATTCAAGTTTCGCTATTCTATCTTTAACTGGTAGGTTATGTAAATCTTGGTCATTAAGGTAAAGAACATCAAAAATATTGGCTACTATACCAAAATCATCAAATTCAGTTGAATTATGTAAGTAGCCTGCTACATCTTCCCTATTCCAATGTCTACCTTCAGTCCATTTCTCTACTTCTGAATCAAAAATAGCATTCTCAATATTTAGTTCTTGGAATTCTTGGATTGTCTTTTGGAATTTATTTATATCAATTTCTCTGCCATCATCTGAAAAAATTTTGTATTTTTTATTCTTATTATCAATATGGAAGATTACTCTATTACCATCATATTTCTTTTGAATTATAACATCATCTATTGAAATGTTAGATTCATTTAAGAATTCAATAATATCATTATAATTCAACTCATTATTCTCTTTTTTCACTATTATGGCTGGAAATTTAGTTTTTAATGGATAAAAGAATCTAAATAGTTCAATTTTATCTTGTTCTTTACTGGTTTCTGCTTGTCTTTTAATTTCTGGGGTGGCACTTCTTAATTCTTGATAATAATTTAAAGCAATTTTTTTGAAATCTGGTTCATCTATAACTTCAATTTCCTCTTGTTTTTTAGGTCTTAATACAAGGTCATAAATCGGTAAATTGTCCCAAGTTGCACCTATAGATGAAGGAATTAAATGGATTTTCTTTCCATTTATTTTTTTACCTTGATTAAAAATTCGTTGCGTTTTTAAAATTAAAGCATCAAATATATCTCTATTGTGTTGATAAATATAATCAAATAAACCTTGAGGTATTTTCAAAACTAAATCAATATCTTTAGGATTATCTCCATAAATATAAGAACCTGTAATAGAAATAAAATCTGGAATTAAAACAAATTCAGGAAATTCTGTATTTAATAAATCCTCTTCTTGCATTAAAATCCAATCTGAATTTAGTTTAGGATTAAAGTTAAATATTAAAATCTCATACTCTTTTTGGCTTTTATCTTTTCCGTCCAAAGTTCTTTTTGTAAGAATTTTTTTTACCTTGAAACCCCTTTCTTGAAAATCTTTTGTCTTATCAGAAGAATAACTTGCTATAAATTTTCCTTTGATTTTAGGTAAATATTCAAGAAATTCTTGAAAATTAAATTTAACAATTCTTAATGGTTTATCTTTTTCACTTTCTGTATAAGGTGGGTCAAGATAAAATAAAGTATTCTTTGTGTCATAATTTTTCAAGACTGTTTTCCAATCCTGATTAAGAATTTTAACATTTTTTAACCTTTCTTTTAATTTGGGAAGTTTGTTAATATCATAACGAGAAGTACGCTTTAAATTTGGTGTTTCTCCTATACCTCCATAACTTCCTTGGATAAGTCTAATTAGTTTTACAAATCTATCAACATCATCTTTGAAATTGCCCTCTTCTATATCTTTTTTAAGTTTGTAAAATTTTTCTGGGTTTTTTGAAATATCCCCAATATTCCAATTGTATTTCTTAAGCCTTTTAAATTTGTCATCTGATAAATTTTGAACGAACCTAAACAAAAAACAGTAATCTTTATCAATATCATTATAAATTTCTTCTTTTGAAGGTTTTTTACCTAATAAAACAGCACCGCTACCACCAAAAACTTCAATATACCTTTCGTGTTCAGGAAAATATTGTATTATCTTTTTTCTAAGATGAAACTTACCCATTGGCGAACCAAAAATAAGTTTAAGTCCCATTTTTAATGTCCAGTTTTAAATATTTCAAATAATTCTCAACAAATTCTCTTGATATTGGTTTAATCTTAAATTTGGGATATAATGGATTTGTAAAATTTAAATCAATAAGAGTCTTGATTAATTGTTTATTTATAACTTCATCAGATAAATTTTCTGAGATAGAAATTAAGAATTGATAAACTACATCAAATTGAAGCTCGCCGAGAGCATAAGAACCATAAGTAGCTTTAGTTGCACCGAATAATGCTGGGATTAATAAACCTCTACCAATCGCTTCATTAGCTAATTCAATAGCTTTTAAGAACTGTTCACCAGCATCTTTCTTTGTCTCTACTAACTCAAAATCAAATTGTTCATTACCTTCAACCCTTGGTAAAGTTAAGACAGAAACATTATGAATCTTTTTTAACATTTCAAAGAATTTATTAACTTCATCATCACTTGCGGTAGATGGAACTTTTCCTTTTACAATTGGAGTTACATACCTCTCAAGGTATCGTGCATAAAATTTAAGACAGATATCTTTTAACCACCAACTCCTATAAACTGCTTTTAAATCACTTTCACCTTGAATTTGTCCAAAAGCAGAGTTATAAGACCAGATAATAAATTTCTCTCTTGGAATCTCTTCACCATAAGCAAAAATCTTTGTTAAATTACCATAATCATCGTATTCAAAACTGAAAATCCAGGGTAATTTTGTTTTTATATCTGATAAAACTAATTTATTATTTTCTTCTTTAAAAATCATTTCACTAATAGAAAACCCATAATCTAAAGCAGTTAGAATAGAGTATAAAACACTTGAAAAAGCTCGCTTAAGAGAATTGAAGTTATCCTGTATAAATTTGGCTTGTTCTATTGATTCTGGTTTATCATCCCTTGGTATTATTTCCCAACCACCTGAAAGTATTAAAAATTTCTTTATACCAAGACAGAATTTGACTTGTTCGTCATAAAGTAATTTAGAATAAAATTTTAAGCCTTTTTCTTGAATTATTTTATCTAAATCTTCAAATTCAGAAGGATATGCGGGAGTCACTTCTTTAGTTAAGAATGATTTATTTAAACTCTTCTTTTTAAACATTACTTATTCCTTGTTTTTTAAGTTATTTCAATATAATCTTGATAAATATCTTCTTTCTCTTCTTGAGTTAAAAAATAATTTATACTCTTAATAAATTCTGTTTTGCCTTTAGTAATTTTATCACTAAATCCTATTAAACTCATTGCTAATGCCATTATAGTATCGTCATTATACCCTGATTTTGGTCTATATAAATAATATCCCATACGATTGACTATTGTCAAGTTCTCAAGTTCATCTATTAAAGTTTTATTATTTAAAATTCTATATCCTTTGGCAAAAGCTGAAATTAAAGAGTTTATTAATTGATTTCTTTCGTTCCTATTCCTGATTAATACTGGTTTAATGAAATTATAACCTTTGGATAACTCATAGAAGATATTACCTGCTCCTGTCATATCCCAGTATGTTAATGGGAAATTGTATTTCTCAAGGTAAGCTAAAATTTTATCAAAGATAATTTTTGAATCAGAGAGACCTTTAGGTAGAATCTCAAGTAATACCAGTTTAGAATCAGTTAAATCTGAGATTGCTAAAACTGTTCTGTTATTGGTCCAACCAATATCAACACCTGCTTGGTAAATATGGCCTTGAATATAATCTATTGGCTCTGAATGTATCTGCTCTCTTATATTACCAAAAAGTGAGATGTTAGATTCTGGAATCTGACCTTCTATAATAATTTTTTGTAATGATGGCGGTAAATCTAACCTTAACTTTAGAATCTCTGACTTATCTACAAAAGGATTATCTTCAGTTGACCATTGGTAAACTTCTATGTCTTTATTAACTTTTGAATGAGCTATTAGAGTTGAAACTAAATTTTCTTTTGAATTATCAAACGGTGGAATAGAATTTACTAGGATTCTGCCACCAGTATCAATAACTCTTGGTCTGATATAGGTTTCATAAAAACCCGAAGGATAATCTACTGCGTCTTCACAAACAATTAAATCTACTGGTTCAGCTACAAAAGTCTGTTCTTTTAATACAGATTTGCCTTGAATAACTGAACGGTTCTTTAAAGTTAATCTATGCCTGCTCTTTGAGTAAGACTCTATTAAATTTGGATAGAAAGATACTAAATCGTCTAATACTCCTTTAGCTTTACCTGCACCGAAAATAAATCTATGAGTTTTACCATAATCTACTCCTACTACCCAAATGTTTTTCTTTGGCTGTAATAATAAATACCCCGCCTCTTTAACACAAATCGTTGTCTTTGAAGCTCGGTTACCTGCTATAAGTAAAATTATCTGTGCTTTTGAATTATGTATTGGTATCGCTTTCTCTATCGGTTGATACTTTATCCTCTGGAAGTATGCCCGTTTCTTGGGGTCCTGGATTTGTTCTAACATCACTCTCTCCTTTTGTTTCTGATTCCTCTATGGTCAATAGTTTTTCTATCTCTTCCATTACTCGCTTGGATGAACCACCTTCCTCTAATTCTCGTTGTAAACTTATCGCTTTCAGTAAATCTTGAACACTTACCTTCTGATTCTTCCATAAGTTGGCACGACCTAAAAAAATTATCTCAGATAATATAGTCGCTAAATTTACCCTGTATAAACCAAACCTTGAACTTAAATATTCTATAATGTCATAGGTTAACCTCTGACCTAATACAAATGGATTCGTTAATACAGATTTGTAATACTTTAATTCATTCGGATATAACTTTACATTATAACTCTCTACCTTCTTTAGTATCTCTTCCTCACTTAAACCTGATTTAAATACTAAAGCAAAAAATTCCTCTCCTGACCTGTATTGATATAAGGCTATCTTCTTTGATATCCGCTCCCATTGCTTGTCCTTTAATTCACGAACCTTTAACCGCTTTCTTTTATCCATTTGTCTATTATTCTACTCCTTTTTCTTCCCTCTGTCAATACTTCTTATCTTTTTTTTTCTTTAGTTTATTTCTAAGCCTTTATTATATTAAATCTAAGTATTTCTTTTAAAAACTAAGTATCTTAAATTGCTGCGTGTGGGGACTACGACACTTTTATAATATAGCATCTTGATAATTTTGGATTATACAGTATCCCTTGACAGTTTACATAAAAACAGGGTATAATAATAACAGAATACAATGAAAGGAAAGAAAAAAAAGGAGGGGAAAATGGATAAAAAAAGAATAAAAGAAGAGGTAAAAAGAAAGGTTGAAGAGATTTTGAAAAATGGAGGAAAGGTAAGAGAAGAGTTTTTAAGAGATTTAGAAAGCTTAGACATTTCTCAACTTTGGGAAAAATGGAAGTTTACAACTGTAGTTTGGGAATGGAAAGGAAGTAATGTTGGGTTTAATCCACGGGAATGTAAAGACATTCTCGTGGGGAAAGCAAAAGGAGTAAGAAAAATTATTGACAAATTCTTTCCTGCAAAAATCTATTATTTGTGTCCCATTTGTAGTGGGACAGTTGGGGGGTTTGACATAATCATCAGAGATTTTGAGGGAGAGAAAATTGTGCAATCAATCTCTCCTTGTTGCTTTTTGGAGCTTCAAGTGCCTGACCCAATTAACCAGATAGAAGAAAGGAGGTGAAAAAGATGGAGCTCAAATACAAGATTGAGCAGGTAAGCGACAATGGCAATGGGAGCATTCATCATTTGAGATTGAGCGATGAGGAATTTATTGAGCTGACTGGGATATTCAAGGTCAGTAAAGCAAACGACCTTAAAACGCAGATTATCAGATTTGTGAAATGGGCGGTTGAGCAAGGCATAATAGAGTAAGGTAAAGCCCCCGTGAAAAGCGGGGGCTTTTTTTTGGCATAAAATTAAAAAAAAAGGAGCAAAAAATGAAATATCAAATCCCAGAACTAATAAAAGGCAAGACCCCGTTGGAGTGGGAGAATCTAACGGGGCTTCCATTTTATAAGATTGAATTTTATATAAGACACTCAGACCAAATTATACTTACAAAGGATTATATTTCTTTCATTTTTAATAAAAGGAAATTAAGAGCGATTTTTGAAAGAAAAAGCTCTCAATTTTTATTTTAAGAAAAGACTCTTTGAAAAACTAAAGACTCAGAAAAGACTAAAGACTAAAATAATAAATAAAAAAAGCTTAAAAAATAAAAGCTTTTCTCTTAAATAATTAATAAAGAAAAAGAAAAAAAATATAAAAAAGAATTAAAAAAGAAAAAAGAAAGAAAAAAGGAGGTGATAAAATGGGAGAGAGAAGAATAATAGAATTAATAAAGAAGGCGAAAAGAGAGAGAAATAAGTTAATTAAACATTTAATCTATTATTCTATAATAAGCTCAAAAACTTGGCAAATGTTAAGCACTGAAAAAAGATTTAAGCTTTTAGAGAGAATTTAAAATAAGCAAAAAAGGAGGTGAACAAAGATGGAATTAAAATGCCCTTACTGTAAAAAAGAACTTAAAAATTATCTCATAGAAAAACAGACTCTTGAAATAATTGAAGCTAAAGAGAAGAAGAGAAGCCGAATAGAGAAGGAAAAAACTTATTGGTTAATCTGTAGCAACTGTGAGTCTTATATCGCAGGCCCTGGAAGCAAAATCTCAGTCTTATTAAAAGAATTAAAATAAAGAAATAATAAAAAAAAAAAAAAAAAAAAAGGAAGAAAAAAAATGAAAATGGCAACCAAAAAACAATTATGGGATTTGTATTGTATAAAAAAAAAAAAATGAAAAAATAAAGAAAATAAAAAAGAACAATGTTCTCAGAAACAAAAA